CTTATACTTATGCAAGAATATATAAAAAAGGTGATGTTTTAAAAAGACACAAAGACAGATTTAGTTGTGAGATATCTACTACTATGAATTTAGGTGGTGATCATTGGCCAATATATCTTAGCCCTAATGAAAATGTGGGTATACCTGATGGGAAAAAAATAACTGCTGAAAGCAAAGCTAAAGGTATTAAAGTAGATTTAAAGCAAGGTGATATGCTAGTATACTCTGGATGTGAATTAGAACATTGGAGAAATAAATTTAAAGGTAAGGAATGTATTCAAGTTTTCTTACATTATAATAATCGTAAAACACCAGGTGCAAAGGAAAATATGTTTGATAAAAGACCTCATCTAGGTCTTCCTTCATGGTTTAAGCGATGATATAATTCTTAGATGGAGGCAGGGCACCACCACATACCCCCTGTCTCCTTTTAAGGATTATATTATATGTTAGGTATTACAGCTTTATCACAGTCTCCGATATCTTCTTTAGGAGGAACTAATGTCAATGTAGCCGTTACAGGTTTACAATTAACTAGCTCTATCGGTGCTTCAACTGTAACTGCAAACGCAAATGTAAATGTAACAGGTTTACAACTAACAGGGTCTCTAGGAAATTCTACTATAGATATAAATACTAACGTAAGTGTTACAGGTTCTCAGTTAACTGGTTCTATTGGAAGTGCTACTGCTCAAGCTGGAGCAAGTGTTGCAGTAACAGGATCTCAACTTACAATGTCTATGGGAGAAGAAGCTCTTGTAGGAAATGCAAACGTACCAGTAACAGGGTCACAATTAAGTTTATCACTTGGAACATACTCTGTAAGTGCTGATGGTAATGTAAGTGTCATTGTTACTGAACATGATATGGTTATGTCAACAAATAGTGTTGGTATAACAGGTGACGCAAATGTTTCTGTAACAGGAAGTCAAGCTACATTCACAGTTGGATCTGTTTTAGCTACAATAGGTCAAGACATTGATGTTACAGGAAGTCAATTACAGACATCAATTGGTTCTTCAACAACTACCGCAGATGCAAATGTAAGTGTAACAGGAAGCCAAATAACAGCAGCTTTAGGTGAAGAAACTATTGATATAAATACACCTGTCGATGTAACAGGGTCTCAATTAACATCTTCTATTGGCACGGCAGTAGCTGTTCCTGGAGTGGACGTTTTAGTTACAGGTATACAAATGACATTTAGTATTAATAGTCCATTAATTACGGCATGGTCTAATGTAGATCCAGATGTAACCAACACGTGGACTGAGGTAAATAAGGGAGTTTCTAACATTTGGACAGAAGTTGATAAGGCAGCTTAAAAAGTGTATAATACCAAATTATGGCATCAACATATTCATCAGATCTTAAACTAGAACTAATGGCCACCGGTGAAAATGCCGGTACATGGGGAACTAAAACAAATACAAATTTAGAACTTGTACAACAGGCAATAGCAGGTTTTGAATCTATAACTTTATCAAGTGGTTCTACTACAGCTTTAGTTATGAGTAATGCATCTATTTCTACTGCTAGAAATATGGTAATTAAATTTGCAACAATTACTCTTTCTGGTGCAACAACAGTTACAATACCAGACTCTATAGAAAAATTTTATATATTTGATTGCAGGTTAATTACTAATCCAACAAACCTTACGATTAAAACTGCATCAGGAACTGGCTTTACATTAGATTCTTCAAAAATTTATGCAGCATATGCTGATGGTACAAATTTAAACGAAGTATCCTTAGATACTTTAGGTGGCACAATAGCGACAGCTTCAATTGCTGATGATGCAGTTACCAGCGCAAAAATTGCTGATGATGCAGTGGTCAGTGCAGCCATCGCTGATAATGCTGTTTTGACCGTTAACATTTCTAACGCAAATGTGAGCACAGCTAAAATTGCTGATAACGCAGTGACAGCTGATAAGTTACAAAGAAAATTTACAATTAGTACATCTTCTCCTTCTGGAGGTAGTGATGGAGACATTTGGTTTAAATATTCATAGGAGTTTAAATGGCTAATACCTATGGCAAAGTATCAGGAACATTTCAAGAGATAGATAATGCATATGGCAAAGTATCAGGTACTTGGCAAGAAGCAGATGAGATATATGCAAAAGTTTCTGGTGTTTGGCAATTAGTATTTGCAGCTTTTGAAGCAACTTCATATTCAACATTAAGTTCAGGTTCAGGAACTTTTACAGTACCCCAAGGTGCCAATGCAATTCACATACAAGCTTCTGTTGGTGGAGGTGGTGGAGCTGCAGGTGGAGTCAGTTATGATAAAGCAGGTGGTGAATCTGCAGGAGCAGGTGGGGGATCAGGAGCTTATATATCAGATAAAGTGTTTACTGTTACTGAAGGCGAAACAATTTCTTATTCAATAGGTGGAGGTGGTGCACCAGGAAATCAAACATCTAATTTTGGTCATCCTAAAACAGCCTCAGCTGGAACTAATACAACTTTATCTGGATCTTCAACTGGATCTTTATTTACTTTAGGTGCTGGAGGTGGAGCAAGTGGTACAGGTGGTGGAGTACAAGGACCTTTAAGAACAAACACTGCGGGAACTGCTGGATCAGCTACAATAAATGGTAGTGCAATTACTTCAGGTAATTTTAGAGATAGTGATGGATCAACTAAAGCAGTAACAACTTTGACATCAGGGCCAGTTGGAACATTTAATCAATCAGGTAATGGAGTTGTTGGTGGTAACAATGGAAACTGTAGTGGAGACAACTGTCAAATAGGTGGATCTACTGGTGGTGCATCCTATGCAGGAAATATTGCAGGAGGTGCAGGATCACCTCAAGGTGGTTCAACCGGTGGAACTGCAGGAACTCGTGGATCAGGTGGAGGCGGAGGTGGTGCTCAATACGGCACTGAAAGTGTTACTGGTTTAGGAGCTGCAGGTGGTAACGGAGAAGTTAAATATAGATTTTTAAGAGTAAGTTAGTATAGTGCCTTATGGCAAATATATCCAAATGGTTTGGTTATCCCATATACATAACTAAGTTAGAAAACTTTGAAGACATAAACAAAAAAATTGTACCAATAATACTTAGAGATATTACACCAACCAATTCTCAATTTTCAACAACGACAGATGTAAAACCAAAAGAACTACAATCTATTGATGATAACTTACATAAAGATAAAAGATTTAAAGAACTATACACTGAGTTATCTAAAGTAATACAAGGTTGTTTATCTGCACAAAAATATAATTTAGATTTGTTTGAAATTTATATTACAAAGTCTTGGGCTACCTTATCTGTTAAAGAACAATTTATTTCTTATCATAGACACATGAGTAGTCACTTTAGTTTTGTCTATTATCCACAAGCTCATGAACAAGGTAATCTTTTTTTACTTGATGATGATGCACATAAGGTAGGATTAACTATTCCAAAGAGAGATCCATATTTTACAGAGTGGGATCAAAACAATTATGGTAAAGCTGAATACCCTGCAGAGACAGGTAATGTAATTATATTTCCATCTATGATGTTTCATGAAACAGGAAAGAATACAAAAGACATACCAAGACTATCTATTTCAGGAGATATAATGTTAACTATGAAAGAAGGTGTTAAATCTGAACATAATATACCTTCTCCTGCGACTTGGATGAAGCTTTAAAATGATGTAAAATGGTTGCATGCCTTTAACAAATGTAAGAATAGCCCCAGGAATTAATAAAGCAGATACCCCATCAGGAGCAGAAGGACAGTGGATTGACGGGGATTTTGTAAGATTTAGATACGGTCAACCAGAAAAAATAGGTGGTTATACAGCAATTGGTCAAGAAACAATTGCAGGACCAACACGTGCTCAACACACTTGGACAGATTTAGAAGGTAGAAGATACGCTGCACTTGGTACATCCAAAGCTTTATATATTTATTATGAAGATAAATTTTATGATGTAACACCTTTAGCAACAGCTATAACAGGTGCAACTTTTACATCTACAAATGGATCAGATATTGTAACAGTAAATAAATCAAGTCATGCTCTTGAAGTTGGGGATTATGTTACATTTACATCTGTAACTGTACCAGGACAAGCCACTACGCTTAATGGTGATATAAATGATTCTGTTACAACTATTACACTTACAAGTTCAACAGGTTTTTCTTCAGCAGGTACTGTAAGAATTGGTGATGAACTAATTACATATACAGGAAAATCTTCAAACGACTTAACAGGATGTACAAGAGGTACAAACAGTACTTCAGCAGCATCTCATTCAAGTGGTGCAGCAGTAAGAGAAGCAACAGTCACAAGATATAATACAACAGATTTTACTAGTTTAACTTTTGAGATATTATCTACAGCTACTAATTCTTTTACTATTAAAATGGCTACTACTGAAACAGGAACAGGAATGTCTGCAGCAGGTGGAGCTTCAATAAATCCTTATGAAGAAATTGGTCCCACTATTCAAACATATGGTTATGGTTGGGGTACAGGAACTTGGAGTAGATTAACTTGGGGTTCTGGAACAACCACTTCTTCTTTGATTCTAGATCCTGGCTCATGGTCACTTGATAACTTTGGAGAACAATTAATAGCAACTATTAAAGATGGTAAAACATTTGTGTGGAATCCTGGTGTATCAAATCCATTAGAGCAAAGAGCAACGATAATGACAGGTGCTCCGACAGCAACAAGATTAACAATTACTTCTGATAGAGATAGACACGTTGTTCACTTTGGAACTGAAACAACTATAGGTGATACAACAACTCAAGACCCTATGTTTATTAGATTTAGTGATCAAGAAAATTATAATGTTTATCAACCAACTTCAGTTAATACTGCAGGTACATTTAGATTAGATACAGGTAATAAAATCGTAGCAGCAGTATCTGGTAAAGACTATAATTTAATTCTAACAGATCAAGCAGCATACACTATGCAGTTTGTAGGACCACCATTTACTTTTTCTATAAGACAAGTAGGTTCTAACTGTGGATGTATTGGCCAACACGCAACTGTATATGCAGATGGTAAAGTATTTTGGATGGGAGCGGGTGGAGGTTTTTTTGTATTTGACGGTACGGTTAAATTACTTCCATCACTTGTAGAAGACTTTGTATTCACGACCACCGGATCAAATGTAGGAATAAACTATTCATCCAATGAAATTATATATGGCTCACATAATTCTTTATTTAATGAGATTGTATGGTTCTATCCAGCAGGTACACCTTCGGGAAGTCCTGCAGTACAAAACAACAGAACTGTAGTTTATAATTACGTAGAAAATACTTGGTCTACAATGACACTTGCTAGAAGTTCTTACGCAGATGCAAGCACATATGATGTACCTTATGCAACAGAATATGATTCTACTGCTACACCAACCATCGCAAATTTGAGTGGTGCAACAAACACTTTTGGATCATCTACTTATTATGCACACGAGATTGGCAATAATGAAATAGCTTTGGATGGTACGGAAACAGCTATACCTGCTTATATTCAATCTGGAGACTTTGACCTGCCTACAGACGGTGACGGTGAAAATATGTTAAGGGTAAGTAGGTTTTTACCAGATTTTAAAAATCTACAAGGTAACGCAATAGTTACAATATTTTTAAAAAATTTTCCTGTTGACTCTGGAACTTCTTCACAATTAGGACCTTTTACTATAAACTCTACGACAGATAAAATTGATACAAGAGCTAGAGGAAGATTGGCAAATTTAAAAATACAAAACACAGCAGTTGATGAAACATGGAGATTTGGAACTTTCAGAGCTGATGTAAACCCAGATGGTAGAAGATAATGGAACCCGATTTATTAGTACCAGGTGAACAATTACAAACTTCAGGTATAGCTCCTTTAGTAGATGAAGGTATGACTTTACCAGATTTTAGAACTGTGGGTGGTAATGTACTTAAAAATATTGCTTTAAATAAAATTGGCGAAAAAATTGGATTAGAGTCTTTGGGATCAACTATGTTAGGAACTCCTATAAATCCTTTAATGGGTATATCTGCTTTAGTCGGTAGATCAGGATTAATATCAAACTATTTACAAAACAAAAGAATGCAAAAACAAATAATATCAGATCAACGTAGAAATCAAATTCAACAAATTCAACAAAGATTAGATAATCAAGGTCCTTCTACAGGGGATAGAGGAAGAGGAGATAGACCTGGCGGAGCAAACCAAAGTGCACCAAGCACTTCATCTAAAAGTGGGTTTGATTCTTCGGAGAGAGGAGCAGCATTACATGGCTAAGATTAACGTATACGTACCTGAACCACCTCAAGAATATACAACAGAAGGTTTTAGACAAATTAACCAAGCATTAGCTACCGTTGAAAACCAATTAAATACTTCTTATCAACAGGACTTGAAAAACGAACAAGATTCATTTAATTACTTTATGCAATGACAATAAGATACAAAAGCGAAACATTTGATTTAACTACAACTAATGTGACTACTATTTTAACGTGTCCATCAGATGCAACTATTATTGTAAAAGCTCTTCAAGCTAGTCATCAGGCTGCATCAAATGTGGATGTTGATGCTTTTTTACAAAAATCTGGTGGGTCAAATGTAGAGATTAGTCATGCTCAACTAAATAAAAATTTTACAAACATGGTTAGTTCAAGTTTAAATCTAGAAGCTAGTGATGTTTTAAAAGTGCAAGCAGATACTGCTAATCAAATTACAGGAGCTGTTAGCTATGCTTTGATAGATAGATCACAGGAAAATGGCTAGAAAATTTAAAGACTTTGTTGAAAGAGATAAGCCTAGAAAAAGACCTAGAAGACATTGTAAAAGTCCTAACAAGAAAAAAAAGTTGCAAAATAATAAAAAATACAATAGACAAGGACGGAGACAAAAATGAGTGATATAATTAAAATACCAGCAGAAGCAAAAGAAATTATTAAACACAAAAGGACTGGTAAAGTATATGCTAGTAAAGATGATTTTGATGCTGATGTTGCTGACCCCAATACTGACACTACTGTGGATGACTTTAGACAAGACCTTGAAATTAAGGTTACTAAAGTTTCTATGGGGGCTGCCACCAAAAAATAATGCAACCTCGCGGAGCAACAGAAATCCAAATGGAGATGCTCCATAAGCATGTTTCTAAAGAATTACTAGATCAAGTACAAATTTGCACATCAATACCGGGAAAAGTTCCATTAGACCCAGATAAACTTAACATTCTTTGGCAAAAAAATTCTTGGGATCAACCTAACCTACAAAAATTTTTTAAAGATAAAGAAAGACACAAAGAGTATGATTGGTATGTATTTAATAGTCATTGGAACTATGAAAAATTTAGATATGCTTTTGATATACCGACAGAAAGATCTGTAGTAATAAAAAATGGTATAGATACTTTTCCAATAAGGAAGAAATACAAACGAGGAAGTCCTATAAAATTAATACATCATTGTACACCTTGGAGAGGTTTAAATGT